GAGCGCGTAGCGCATCATAACAGCGACCCACGAGTGATGACAGCGATTGTTGCTGTTCGTGATTTCTGGGCTGGTAAAATCAGTATGGAAGAGCTACGTGCTGCTTATGCTGCTGCTCATGCTGCTCATGCTGCTGCTTATGCTGCTGATCATGCTGCTCATGCTGCTGCTTATGTTGCTGCTGATGCTGCTTATGCTGCTGCTCATGCTGCTCATGCTGCTGCTTATGCTGCTCGTGCTGCTGCTGATGCTGCTGCTCATGCTGCTGCTCATGCTGCTGCTCATGCTGCTGCTCGTGCTGCTGTTAATGCTGATGATGCTGCTGCTAATGTTGCTGCTGCTGCTGCTCGTGCTGCTGCTTATGCTGCTCATGCTGCTGCTTATGCTGCTTATGTTGCTGCTGCTGCTGCTCGTGCTGCTGTTAATGCTGATGATGCTGCTGCTAATGTTGCTGCTGCTGATGCTGCTGATGCTGCTACTGCTCGTGCTGCTGAACGCGAATGGCAGAACGATCGTCTACTTCAATATCTGAACGGAGAAGTTTAAAATGGATGTCATCTGTGATATTGATGGAACGGTAGCTGACCTAACGCATCGTCGCCATTGGGTAGCCACCAAACCAAAAAATTGGAAAGCATTTTTTCAGAACATCGAACAGGATAAACCAATCGATTCTGTTATTAATACCATCCAGGCGCTACACAGCAACTGGTGTCAAATCATTTTTTGTTCTGGTCGGGGAGATGAACATCGTGATGTTACCAGAGCATGGTTGATCGAACACATTGGCGATTGGACGGAGAACTGTCCTCTATACATGCGAGCGCAGGGCGATTTTCGTGCTGATGATATTGTGAAAGAAGAATTGCTTGCAAAAATGCGAGTGGATGGATATAATCCAACTATGGCATTCGATGATCGTGCTCGCGTTTGTGACATGTGGATTCGCAATGGCATTTTTGTTTTTGATGTGAGTCAAGGCAAAGGAGATTTTTGAACATGAAAAAGTATAATGAAAATATGGAAGAGGAAAATATGAAACTTCTTATTAAAGAACTTGATTATCAAGATGAGTGTTATGCTAGTCTTTATGATGATCAAGAAGCTGTTCCCGAAGATTGGGAAGAAGAAACTCGATATCTGAAGTTTGCAACTCGGTTTAATGGGAATCCATAAAATGGGTAATATTTTCATTCAGTTTCAAGAACATGGTACGTGGCGAACGTGTGTAATTTTTCTTGACACCGAAAACGCCCAGCGTATTTTAATCGAAATGCAAATTGCACAGCGAAATTATCCAGGCAAGCGCATTCGTGCTGTGGATAATGATAATCGTCTCATTGATATGCTAGCATAATTTTGAAATTTGGGGCTAAAAAGTTCTTGACGGTTTCATCTGATTAGGCTATAGTGTCTTTGTTGATGAGGAAGAGAGAAAAACATGCTTTTCATTGTTGAACTGACCAACTTCCGTACCGTAGTTTATCAGGGCACCAGCGTTTACGACGCCACTAAAAAGGCGGAAGACACTGGATTTGAATGTACTATGAAGATGGAGAAGACCAGCGGCGATGCTGCCTATTGGTTTTATTCTCCGATTTGTGGTTGGCGCTAAAATAATAATAAATTCATTCTGAAAGGAAATTTTATGTTTGATCGTGGAGAGACTGTCGTTGGTATTAGTATATTTTTGTTTTTCTTGCTTCTCATGTTTGCGTGGGTAACACACATTGTCGTGAGTATTAAGACGAGTGCGTGGGTTTTGATGCTATTTGGTATTTTTGTGCCACCAATTGGATTTATCCACGGCATCGGCAATTGGTTCGGTGTTTTCTGAAAAAAGTTCTTGACATGCCTATCTGAATTTGCTACAATCCTCTTGTTGAATGGTTCAACAAGCTTTCAAAAAACGGAGAAATATCATGACTGCAATTAATTCGGTTCTTAATGCTCTCAGGTCCGGTGAGCGTCTTACTCCACGCCAAATTTCTTCACGTTACAATGTGAAGAATCCATGGGACGTGATTTATCGTCTCCGTAATGAGAGCTATGAGATTATCACTTTCGAGCGGAAGAATTCGGAAGGTCATCCAACTCGGTTCTATGATATGCCCGATCACGATATGAAGGTGATTGCTGCATAAATAGAAATCTATCCGGTGGTCCTATAGCCCAATTGGTAGAGGCAGTAGATTCAAAACCTGCTCAGGTGTCAGTTCGAATCTGACTAGGACTACCATTTTTTTTATGCCCGCTTGGTGGAATGGCAGACATATGGGACTTAAAATCCCTGGCCCTAATGGCGTACCGGTTCAAGTCCGGTAGCGGGTACCATTTTTAATCTCACTTTCTTTATAAATATTCAAAAAAAGGAGTGATGAGATATGCTTTCATATAGAGAATTTGTTCAGGAAGAATTGAAGAAAATTGGCGAACGTCTTGGGTCTAACCCAGGCGGGGTTCATGTGGATACTGATACCAATCAAAAGCATTATGTAAAATATTATGATAATCCCGATCAAGCTAAATCAGAGGCACTTGCCGCAAGAATTCATGAGCATATGGGCATCCCTACTCTACATCCACGCCATCAAGTTATAGATGGCAAACATGCAGTAGTCACAAAATGGAATCCTGATTTGGAGAGAATGCATCCTCATCATTTTGAGCAGTTAAATCATGACCAACAAAACACTATTGGTAAAATGTATCACGCTGCTGTGTTGACTAAAAATTGGGATGCAGTCGGTCTTGAGCATGATAATATTGAAAGAAATAGACACACAGGGGCCTTGCATTCTGTAGATGCTGGTGGTACATTCAATTTTAGAGCGCAAGGTGGCCATAAAGATTATGGTTCTGATGTTGCCGAAAAAGATTCGCTTTTGAATAGACCTGGGGAAGCATCTTCTCATGTATTTTCTACAGTTTTTAAACAAAATCCAAATGCAAAAGCAGAAGGTTTAAATTCAGTAAAAAATATGGACATGGAACATGTTCGTGGGTTGTTCAAAAACTCTGGACTTTCTAATCACGAAGAGCTATACTCTAACTTCGCTAAACGTAGAGAAAAATTATTGAAAGGTGACTAATAAATATTATGTGGATTTGTTTTAATGATGGGTTTGTGTCAGTTGTCGAGGATACACGCGGTATTAATGATCTTGTTGTAAGGTCTAGGCGTCCTGAAATTCTTCAAGTGCTTTTTCCTACTAATGAGATTATAGAGTTGGACGTTTCTGATTATAAGTATCGAACATACACTTCGCGAGAAGAATGGGCTGAAATTATGTTTGAGAGAGTCAATAATATTGACTATTCAAATTTCAAAAATTCTGTAGCTGATAATGAACTACATACATTATATGAACGTATGTGGGGATTGCATTATAATTATCAGCGATAATAGTTTTTTATGGACGGGTTGCCATAGGGGTCGAATGGTCCGTTCAATGAGATGTACGAAAAATGCCGCGCCCTCATGGAACTGCTGGAACAGTACGAAGCCATGGTGGAAGAACTGAATACTGATAACGAACCGCTGGAAGAGGTTGACATGGGGGCGTGATTCCCCTATACTCCACCCCATAGACAACAAGGAGATTGAACATGCCCGTTGAAAATATTGCCAAGTTGACGCTCGTATCCATCTACTACAGGGGAACCCGTCACAGTAGCTTCATTGGATTGCCGGTGATCGATGGCAAGGTGGTGCTGGCTGGATCGCAACTGGAACGTATGCTGGTCAAGATTGGTGTGCGACACGGCGACACGTATTCGATTGGCTATTGACAAGGGCTATCATCATTTTTTTATAGTTAGTGTGAGAGTTGGTCTAAAAGTTGGTTCGAATCCAACAAAGTCCTGAAAGTGGCTTCCGGGCTGGTGTGCCGTTCGATTCGGCCTTGAGATTTGGAATCTAGTGGGATCGTTCCCCACCACACTATTTTATTTTTTTGCATCGTTGGTCGAATGGCTTAGGCACGGGACTGCAAATCCCGTTAATGTTGGTTCAATTCCAACACGGTGCTCCAATATAGTTGTTGACAATGCTACCGGATATCGCTATAATACACCTCATAGACAGAAAGGAGTAAGTGACGATGGAATTGAATTACGGTGAGACTTGGATTGAGCGTCAAATCGAAGCCAAGATCGAACGCATCAATAAGCTTTTTGATGGTGGTAAGATTGATATCGTTGAGTATCTGGTTCGCCTGAAGTCTATCGAAGATTATGGCGACGATTGTTACGCAGAACTTAAAAATAGTGATTGATTTTCTTTAGATTGTAGCGTATAAATACTTTTATGGACCGGTAGTTCAGAGGCAGAACGGCGGGCTTTGGGCAGATGATGTGAGATCACGACAGGTGCAAGTCCTGTATGCCAAGCTTAATCCGCGCGTCGGGATTTCGAAATTCCCCTGGTCCTTTATTTTATAAAGTTATTGGTTAGTAGGGGAATGGTAGACCCAGAAGACTGTGGGGCCGTTAGTATAATATGGTGCAAATCCATATGGTCCAAAAGTAATCTTCCGCGAAAGCACTGTAGGTTCAAGTCCTACCTAATCAGCATAGACACTTTTAGTTTATAGACAGCAACGACAATAAGATTGTCTATAAACTAAAAGTGTAAGAATTTGCTCTCAACCCCTAGATAGCGAGGGACCGGTTTTGTAACCCGGACAGCAGCGCGCAAATCGTTGTGGGAGCACCAAAGATCAGAAACTAGACGGAGTAAATAGGGTACCCGTCCTCAAATTGACTGCTGGCAAGTGCCGAGAAATCCACCTATGGAGTGCAGGGCATTGGTTTCTGATAATAGATTTGATCTGGATACATCTAGCTTAGTTGCCGGTGTCGAAATGTCAGACAACATTTGGTCCAATAACGTGAGGACCAGCATTTTTTATCGCTTGACAGATTTCTGCTGCTCTGATATACTCTTAACATCAGATAAGGGATAGATCAACATGATGCTTCAGACGAATGGCGAAATGTTTGTTTCGGAATTGATCAACGACCGCTTTCAGATTTTGCAGTCGAAGATCAACAAGGAATATTTCATCTATGATGCGACCAAGGGTGATAATCTGAGAGAGCGCGGCGAAAGCAACACTCTCTACTTTAAGAACCTTGATAACGCAATGAACCACCTGAATGTAAAGGAAGTTAAGAAGCTTCAATACATTCAGCCTAAGAAGGAAATTGTTGTGGCTCCTAAACCTGCTGCTGTAGTTATGGCTCCCGCAGCTTCTCCTACGGTCACTGAGGCTCCTATGGTAGCTAAGGCTCCTATGGCGGTAAAGACTTCGGGGCGTAAGCCTTCTGCTTTTAGCATGCTTATTGAGCTTCTTAAGACGACTAAGAACGACGATGATACGATTATCGTTCTGGTCAAGGGCGCTTTTCCTGATAGCAATTACAATGCTAGTATGGTAAAGTTCCATCGTAAGAGGTTGGTTACTGAGGGAGTGATATAAATAATATGCGTCCTAAGTGTTATGATAGCACAATCGGCTCCAACCCGATTAGCGTGGGTTTGACTCCTACAGGACGCGCCATTTTATAAAAAATAACACAAGAGGATAGAACGGGCACCTATCGCACCACAATATATAATAAGTGATCGTATTATATGTGGTAAATAGTTTGGTGTAACAAACCAAATGAAGAGATGCCGGAATGTCACCCGGCCTTGTGTTAATTGTTTTTGCGGGTATGGTATAGGAGATGTGCCCTAGCCTTCCAAGCTAGAGAGGACCGGAGCGTTGCCGGCTACCCGCTCCAATTTTTTTTATGGCACAGGTATTGATATACAGCCGAGCATCATAGGCTTGGTGTCATTGGTTTAATTCCAATATGTGCTACCATTTTTTTATTGCGGGGTAGAGAAGTAGTAACTCACTTGGCTCATAACCAAGAGATCGGTGGTGCGAATCCACTCTCCGCATCCATTTTTTTGCTAAAGGATTTAACATATGGAAGCTGAAGTTGATTTTAATAAAATCTCTGAGCCTACCTGGGTTATTGAATCCCCTGGTGTTCTAAGATGGGAAGGTACTGGGTTTACCATCCACAGCGATTTTACGGGAAGCGTCGGCCCTATGTTTTATGTCAAGCATAACGATCATACTGTTGGTTGTTATGTCACGATTTCTGGATCAAAACAGATAGCCTTGCTGATTTCTAATCAGATGCTTCAAATGGGACTTGACCCATAGAGAGAAATAGGCTATAATGGTTTTATTGGGTTAGTATGCAGCTAAGGACGCTGCTCGGTCTGTAAAACCGTCGCTTCGGCTGGCTTGGCTCGATACCAAGATAACCCATCAAATTTTTCAAGGATTATATTATGATCGACTCGTTTACGGGAGAACATAGATTTCTCTCTAATTTCTGGCCTGTTGATATTGAATATCTTGGCGTGATATATCCTAGTGTCGAACATGCCTATCAGGCGTCTAAGACCAATGATCCTGAAGAGCGCAAATTAATTCTACAAGCTAAAACAGCAGGCATCGCCAAGAGGCTTGGTAAGTTTCTTATCATTCGTCCCGATTGGGATAATGTTAAAGTTCCCATTATGCATCATCTTGTCTGGAAGAAATTTCAGAACAAGGAATTGAATGATCTGCTTCAGGCAACAGGTGATTGTGACCTAGTTGAAGGCAATACCTGGAATGATACTTTCTGGGGCATCTGTAATGGACAAGGTAAAAATCATCTAGGCAAAATTTTGATGCACGAACGAACGTGGAACAAAGTCAATGATTGATTGTGCTATTCTTGGTGACAGTATTGCTGTTGGGGTTTCTCAGCAGCGACCAGAATGCATTTGTATGGCTACAGTCGGCATTTCCTCCATGGCATATATTCAGCGATTTCCGCGCCATGTAAATTCTGGCAACATTCTTATTAGCCTTGGTTCTAATGATGGCAATAGCATCACCACCAAGACAGCCCTAGAAACCCTCAGAGAGCGGGTACACGGGCAGGTGACGTGGCTACTATCAGCCAACAATCAAGCCGCCCATGATATCGCCAGGGCTGTTGCCGCAAGGTTTGGCGATAGGGTTCTGGAGGTCAAGCCTGCTGTCGGCAGGGATGGGGTTCATCCTACGACAGCAGGTTATCGAGAGTTGGCTAATGGCTGGCGTAACTGAAATAAAAGAACCAGGGTTCCAAGAAGCTTTTTGGAATTGGTGGGACTCTCTTGATAAAAACATCAAAGACCGATTTAAAAACTATCAAGAAGATGCTGCTCACATATATTTTTACAATGCTATTTGGTCAAAATATAACAAATTTGATAAAAAATAGTTCTTGACTTTCTCCTGTTCCTAGAGTATAAATATAAGTGTTACCGTTGATAACGACTAAATAAGTTAAGCAGGACCGGAGGGCAGTGCTCCGCATTTCCACCATATTATGGGAATGAAACAGGATCGACTGATGACATTAAGGGTTGAAGTAGGTGATGGCGCGGAAGCTGCCTTAACGCAACGAAAACAATAAATGCTAACGACAACGGACGCATTGCTCTAGCCGCTTAAGCTAGGACTGGGCTTTACTGGTTGTGCCTGGAAACAGAAACAATCTTACCCATTTTTTACACAGACACACACATAAAGGATAAACAAAAATGAATGCTTATGAAATCAGATTGCAGATATTGACTATGGCCAAGGATATGCTTTTTCAGGAATGGGGAATGAAGGAGCGCGCTGCTTCTGAAGAATTTTATCAGAAAAGAGAAATTGCGAATAGAGCAAATTCATTCGTGCCATTTCCAGAAATAGCGCCAATGCCGAGTGCCAATAATATTTTAGAATTGGCAGAAAATTTGAATAAATTCTTGAATAGAGTATAGAGATACTGCTAAGATTTGTTCTTGTTCTAAGTAAAATTTTATGTTGAATCAAGAACCATCGAATGACAAATTATTTATAATTATTCCTACTCATCATCGAGTCATGCCCACCATAATTTTTAATGATATTAAAGGGGTTTCTCCTTCTCCTTTACTGGATGTAGCTACGCAAGTACGGAAGATAGGCTCCAAGGTGGAGACACGGTCTTGAAAACCGTCCCAGCCCTCTAAAGGCTGATAGTTCAATTCTATTATCTTCCTCCATTTTTTTATCAGTGTAAGGCTGATGCTTTTATTTTTGTCTGACTACAATATGACCTGCTTTTGAAGTCACTTCATGGGTAGATTCGGGAAATACATTTTTGACTTCATCGACATATGATGAAGTTGGTTTGTTATTTTGCCAGGAACTTCCTTTGCCTTTATCAGCTTTTGTCATTTTACCGTTGCCAGATTTATCGCCTTCGTATGTTGTTATATGAACAATTCCGGTTCCTGGCTTCATAAATGATTTAGTTTGTCTTAATGCTTTTTCTCTTTGTTCAGGCTCTTTGATAACATTAAGAACGTTATGAAGACCAACGTAATCAGCGTTGCCTGATGCTTGTTTTTTAACTTGCGAATTATGTTCTTCTGATCTATTATATGGATCATGAACGTGAAATTTACTGCCTTCGACAGAACCTTCTACGAAGTCTTTACCTCTGTCAAATCTACCACCACCGTTATCGACATTCAAGCTGTCGGGTTTAATCAGACCAGTTTTTACAGCATGCTTGACACCACCTGATACCTGTGATATAGATGTGTCTGCGCTAGTGTGTTCTTGCTGCTCTAGAATGAATTGCTTAAAATTTTTCATGATATTCCCCGTTTTTAAGAATATTTATAAATAAGTTTATCAGGGTATAGCTCAGTTAGTAGAGTACCGCACTTGGAATGCGGAGGCCGCCGGGGCGGGACCAGCTACCCTGACCATATTTTATAAATATTCCTAAAAACAGGAGTATTTTATGCTAAACTTTTCACAATTCATACAATTGAATGAGCGTATAACTAATATTTTTCCTGATAGAAAAGAAGATCAAGAAAAATTACAAAATCATCTACCAGAAATTAATCGTCAAATTGATAAATCATATGAAGATATTGGTGGATTTTTGGGTTCCAGAAAATTTGATATGCATAAAGTAATCACCAAACCAAATGAGTCTGGCAAAACAGTCGTTGTCGGTGGTGGTGCATATAAAGGAATGAAAAAAGGCAGAAGAAAGCTTTCGGTTATTCATCATGATGGAACCAAGCAAGGTAAAACAGAAGTTGCCAATCGTATTATTGCTGATGATTTAAAGACAGGAAGAGCAGTCCATCATATTTCTGGCGGCATGATAGGATTTACTAAAAATGCCCTTGCTAAAAGAGGGGATAGTATGGAAAATTATGTCTTGCCTCTTCATAAAGTAAAAAAATTGTTTCCAGATGAAAATATTGGTCATGCTGATCCAGATAACGAAGATGTTAAAGCCCATCCAAATTTACCTTGGTTTACTACTGAAGTTGGACCTGAAGGTAAAAAAGAAAAAGTACATAAAATCGCTTTGTCAGGCGCACCTGAACATCATAAAAATTAGGTATTGACGTACCTATAAAATATGCTATAATGCTCGTATAAATATGGAGTAGATTTTGGTGACTAAAGAATATCGTGATACTTCAATTGTCGTTGCTGATGATGGCACTGCCACAGTTGAATTTATGGAATATGAAGATGATAAGCTATCTTATAGCAATGTCGTTTGCTTCAAAGATGAGGCTATAGCCAGACTAGCTATCAAGATGTTTATGTCTGAGTATAGCGGGCACGATATTTTTGGTGATTATGATTTCTGAAATGGGGAATAACAAAATGTCAAATTATTCAAGTGAAATCCTGAAGAAATCTGCTTTTGTTGACGAAATTAATAATGTGATCAATGACCCACTTTCCGCTGGAATTTATGGCGAAGAGACTTTGAAGATCGTCAAAGATTACTTGACAAGAAGGCTCGCAGAGATTATAAAAGAGCATGGATAAATATGGGTCATGCGCCAGATGGGAAGGCAGTTGGTTTACATCCTACGATTGACGCGGTTCGATTCCGTGATGACCTACCATAAATATTGCCATTCAAGCTAACTTAGTAGAAGCGTGTGCCTGAAGAGCACGAGGACTTGGAGCGGAACCAAGGAATGGCACCATTTTTTAAGTTTGGTGATGGTATTTACAGAAATGTACAATTTTGTAAACAAAAGTTAGTATGGTGAGACTTCCGATCACCAAGTTTTTTTTATTGCCCACTAGATCAATTGGTAGATCAACGGACTCTGAATCCGCAGGTTCCTCGTTCAAATCGAGGGTGGGCATTTAGTTTTTTATTGCCGGATCGTCTAATGATAGGACAGCAGACTTTGAATCTGCGTATCTAGGTTTGAGTCCTAGTCTGGTATTTAGTTTTTATATGCTCCAGTAACCGCCATGAATACGAATCATGAGTAAGGTAATTGAAGGCAGATGTAGGTTTGAGTCCTACCTAGAGCGCCATTTTTATGCCCTGATGATGGAACGGCAGACATAGCGGACTTAGAATCCGTGGGTTACTAGAATATCACCAGAATATTTTCTTGGGCTTGTAGTGATAGAAGTTAGCACACCTGCCTTGCACGCAGGAAGACACGGGGCGGTACCGTGCTGGTCCACCATTAATGAACTTATCATAATAGTCTCTATCTTCCTAGCGTAATTTCTGTTCCTTCTGAAAGTCTTGGAGCGGTGGCTATGTTGTCTGGAATGATTCCTACACAACCAAATCGACCCGCTGTTCCGGCAGCACGATAAATTTAGGGGGCGAAAGCCCCCTTTTTTATTGACTAAATTCCGAATGCCTGCTATATTTGCTTCATAGAACGGAGATACCTAATATGGCTGAAATCGCTCTTCCTGTCATTCGTCTGACTCCTGGCAATTGGAACAATCGTCCCATTGGTGGTCGTGAAATGAGTGTGGCGTATTCTTTGTATAACAAAGACGATCAGATAATTGATATCATGACTTTCGAAATTTATGGTGATCGGGCGTATGTAAACGATTGCTATGATCGCTGCTGGGAAGCTACCCGTGCTGATGCTCGTGCCGTAGTCCGTGATCTGAAGAATTGCGGATACAAGGAAACCGCTTACTGGACTCCCACGTTCGTATAAATATAAATAAATGAATTGTGAATAATCAACATTTTAGAGGATTCGCTCATGCTAGGATTTAAGGCATATAAAAAAGCAATAGACATTCATACTATTGCTCCTGTATCTGAAGATCATCCTGACTACAGAGAATATGAAGTACAGAATATGCATTTTGGTGTAAATGATTATGTCCCCGAGATACGTTCAAGTGAAAATCTATCAGAAGATTTTTTCACTGAAGAACAGATTCGATATCCAGACCCAAATAATCCAAAAAAAACTATTATCGGTCATACTGGCGGTAAAAAAACAAGTTCAGCCACACAACAGATTCGATATCCAGACCCAAATAATCCAAAAAGAATTATTATCGGTCATACTGGCGGTAAAAAAACAAGTTCAGCCACACACATATCCGTACCATCGCATGTTTTTACAGGTGGGCGAACGTCCGGTAATAAGCATTTCATGGGCATGGATGAACGCAATGTGATGCGCTCTGCTGTTTATGGGGAGGACCACAGAGAACCATTGGGCCTTCAGGATATGACAAATATCCATAAACAAACATTGGAAAATCATTTCAATATGTCTGAATCAGAGCAGATAAAGGCAGAAAAAGAAGCAATCGAACGTCTCCATAGAGCCGGTCATCTTGATAGCAAAGATACTACAGATGAAGGTGAAAAGACTGATACTGTCGAGCATGAGCATGATGAGCAAGGCAGAAGCTTTGAAGCAGCATCGTCTAAAGGTGTAGCAGGTCATGCGGTTTATACACAAGGTCATGGGGATAATCAGAGACATTCAATTATAAACACTTGCTCAGGTCAAACAAGAGGATGTGGTGGTGGTATTGATATTCGCAAAGTAATTAATACCAAAGGGGAACCAAAACTCGATGATAAAGGCAAACCTGTTGAACAAAAAAGTATAGATACTTCTCGTGGCACATGTTTTGCACCGAAAGCAGAAACACAATATGTTGGTGCTTCTGTACGTAGAGCATGTCATGAACAAGCAAAACACGATCCAGCAATGACCCGAGATTGGATTTTAGCACACACACATTCATTGCGTAATAGAGCCAATGAAGCAGACAAAAAAAATAAGAGATTTCTTTTCCGCCCAAATGTGGTTGACGAAACAGATAGAAGTTCTCGCTATGTAATCAAACATTTGAATGCCCAAAGAGCCAAAGCAGGCAAACCCCCAATTGTCGGGAATTCCTATGGTAAGACTAACGAACTCCATGATCCTGCAAATAATTGGCATGTAACATTTTCAAATCCTGGACCAAAAACTAAACACGGCGCAGAAATTTCTGAAAATAAAACTCGCGATTCTAATAGAGTATTAAATACTATATCTTCAACAGACAAAAATAATCAAGACATTAAAAACGATGAAGGCGAAAGAACACCAAACAAAAATTCATATCTCGTAACTAATATGCAGCGCGGCGGGGCTATGGATAAAAGATTCCAGGGTTCCGTAACTCATGCTAAATATTGGGGAATTGGCAGAGAAGAAAAAGACCTTTCTCAAGCTGAGAGAGAAGAGGGAGACGAAGGGCATTTTGATGGTGAAGGCAAGCCAACAACACCAGATAAAGCCCACTATGGTCATAGAACAATTACTGGGAATGATGGTGTTCGTAGACGATACGATTATCAAAAACAACATATTCTTCACCCAAGATTGGTAAATGTTAATGGCCATGATATTCCTACAGATTCTCGTTTTCAGGATGAAAATTTTCTTCCCCCACCAAGCAGAAGATTTAAAACAAAAAATCGTAAAATCGCGGGGGCAATTCTAGTAACAACACCAACTACATCAACTAGTAAAATTCAACATCATTCTGTATTTACACATGATGTAAATGAAAATCATATTGATCACGCAACACACCATAATGGTGAGTATGAAATCGACAAACCAGAAGATCAAGAAAAGGCTCGCGGAAATGAATATGATCCGCCAAGTCCAATTATTGATCCGAAAAAAGAAGCTGACAAAAAACGCAATGCAATTGCGAATGCAGCAAGACCAAGAATAAGGATAAGGATGAACAAGAAGAAATCCTCTAAAACAAGTTTACCAAAAAAACCATCTAAAGAAAAATGGTATTAATTTATCTAAATAAATAACCTCATACAAAACACAATTTTTAAGGCTTGTATTTGTGATTCAGATACAAGCCTTTTTTATTTGAAAGGATTCTCATGAAATGCACGGTTCAAATCTGCCACTAGGTAAGCATTTAATTTTGGAAATTTGGGGCACGCCTTATTCACTTCCGTTTTGGAATATGGATGAAGCTGCCGCAACTTTAGTCCAGTCGGCAAATGATGCTAAAGCCACGGTTTTAACAGAACGATGGCATCATTTTGGTACTGGATATGGATATACCGGTGTGGTAATTTTAGCCGAAAGCCATTTGAGTGTTCATACATGGAATGAATATGGATATGCTGCAATTGACGCTTTTATGTGCGGCGAAGCCAATCCAGAATTGTGCATACCAAGAATTTTGAAATTCTATCATCCAAAAAAATATAAGGTGAATCTTATTGAAAGAGGATGTGAGCCAGATTCTTCTTTCATTTTTGCATAAATTTTTGCTTGACTGATTCCTCCTGATTGGGTATATTCTCTTCATAGACACAACGCGGAGATTGATTATGATCCAGATTTGGCAATATCATTGTAATTTTTCTCATAGCCCATACACCATGGAAGAGGTTAAGACTGCCATCTACAATTCAAAGTACAAGCATGTCGCTACGTACTTTGATGATAACATGAGCAATGCTTATTGTTTGACTCAAAATTTTGATCATTCCTGGGTAGAGACTGAGGAAGATTTGCTTTCTGTCAAGGTGGAAGGTTGTTGCCGTTCCACGATGATTGGTGATATCATGATTAAGAATGGTGTTATCTTCATGGTTGATCGTGTTGGCTTTACGGAACTCGTCGTTTAAAACCAGTTGACATAGTTTTCAAAACTGTTTATATTCTCTTCATAGACACAACGCGGAAACGGATATCATGGTCATCACGAAGAATTCTCTGGAAAACATGATCTTGACTGCCAACACCGAAAGGCAGGCACAAATCATTGGCCGGGCTTGTCTGGCCCTTTTCAATCGTCAAACCGAAAGCGAACAGCAGATTAACGAAGCTGTAATTAATAATTTGGCTGGCTTCTGTAAGCAAGATGCTCGTGAGGGGTCAATTACTGCGAAGAGTTTTATCAAGAATAAGACTCTTGCGGAATGGCAGGTTGAAAAGTGGACAAAGCGAGATGTTCGTGGTACTATGCGTATCGCAAAGTATTGGCGGCAGTTGGCTGCTGTTTCTGCTTCCCGTGCTGTTGCTGCATAAAATCATGTTGACAGTGACGATAGCTTAGGCTATATTCTCTTCATAGACACACAGCACGGAGACTACCACGATGTACAAGGTCGGCATCACAATCCATGATCAAATCTGGGCACAGGACAAGTGGGCGTTTGCAAATTGGGGCGCCAAGGATATGGTCTATGGTGATAATGGGGTTCAATTCAAGACCAGCGGCGCTGTAAAGTATAAGGGTTATGTTGTCATTCGGCTGACAGGCAATGATCTTTATGAAATCACTTTCTACAAGCTTCGTGGCATCAATATGACCAACGTAATTCTTCGGCGCGATATTTACGCTGATAGTGTTATTTGTGAAATTAACTCTATCGTTCTGGGAAATTGAAATGCCGTATCTCAATCAAGTGCTAGCTGGAATTGTTGTCTGGCTAGCGTTTTTCTTATTTTTTTGGGAGGCATATGATGTTGCCTTGCTCTTGATACAAAATACTCATTGACACACCTACCACAATTTGCTATAATGCTTTCATAGACAGAAACAAGGAACCTAAACAATGATTACCAATCTTCGTGATGCTCTGGCTCGTGGCGCTGTTACCGTGACCTTCATCAAGGTAAATGGTGAAATGCGCGTTATGCGCTGCACTACCAACGATGATCTTTTTGATTATGAGTTCAAGAATGTCGAACAAGTGTACAATTCTGACATTCTTCGCGTGTGGGATTTTGGTTCCAATGCTTTCCGTTCTTTTCACAGGGAAAATGTGATTAGTTGGGAAGTTGATGTGAAGATGGCGGTTGATCGTGATGGGAATATTTCTTTCCGAATGTAAAAACCACATTTTCTTATATATAAACCAAAATTTAGAAAGGAGAGTATGAAAAATGGCGCAATACAAACTGGTTTATTCTGAAGTGAACAATGATCGTACCTCCAAGAATTTTGGTTACGAGATTGAGCAAGTAAAGAAGTTTCATTCCTTGAATGAAGCTGTTGAATTCTCACGTATGTTGGCTAATACCAACATAAACATGCGCGGCAAACCCATCATTGAGGAAATTTGACATGTCCTACATTACTCGCTATAATCTTGAAAGCAAGCTTTGGGAAGTCGGTTATTGGGTTAATAGCCGCTTCTACATCGTAAGCCGATATCCAAATGCATAAAAGGAAATTTGCAATGGCTTATATTGATTCTGATATCGGTGAGTTAGTCGGTCTGGTCCTGAGGAAGATCGATTATGATGATTATACAAAGGATACGATTGACTTTACCACCGATTCCGGTAAGCTCTTTCGCATGTACCATGATCAGGATTGCTGTGAGACTGTGCGCGTAGAAGAAATCATTGGTGATCTTGATGATTTGATCGGCAATCCTATTTTGACCGCTGAAAAGCGCACATCAGATGCATCTGGCGACCCTGATGTTTGGGAATCTGGTGCATGGACTTTCTACGAATTGGCGACCATCAAGGGCAGCGTAACAATTCGCTGGCTTGGTATCAGTAATGGTTATTATAGCGAAAGCGTAGAGTTTGTAGAAGTCAATGGCGATAAAACTTCGCGATTTCGGAGTCATTAAATGAACGAAGATCGGAAGACGGCCGCCTGGCAGCCGCTCATGGCCGAGAACAACCGGCTGCGGTCCGGCTGGCTCCGCTCCATCCAAGCAGAGAATTCCTGCGCGGCCACTGGCAAGCCATGCCGCGAACCGTGCGCATGCGTGCTGGAGCAGGCCGCGTTGATGGAGCCGCCCCATGCCGAATGACACGCCCCGTCCCGAGACGACCGGCCCGCACTGGCGCGCATTTTGGTCTGCGTTCGCGCCAGCGTACGTCCGCTGGATGCTGTGGGCATCCCCAATCTGGGGATCGGTGCTGGCGTATTCGCTGTGGGAGATCGCGCATGGCCGGTAGATCAGGAAACCACCACCAAGCCCCGACGCGAAGCGCGCTATGATCCCCACGGCAAGATCGTCTGCATGGCGGCAGAGCCGCGCGTGGGCTGCTAGCAGGGAGCCAGTAGTGGCTTATTATTGAGGATTCTTTTATGAATGAGGATAAAGTGTTCAGATACGTGGTGGCTAGAAAATGGCACCCCGACGATCCTAACAGCGATTTATGCATCTATGCATATCACACTGAAATACAAACAGGTACGATGGAAGATGCCCGTCGCTTTCTTGAATATGTCAACGTTCGACTTCGACGCGATGATAAGAAGGACTATAGCATATATCGGGTAGAATTCGTTGAGGTTGAGACATGATATCGTCCTAGCCGCACCAAAAATCGTTAATTTGATCTACCCATTGTTGGATTGCTCTCGGCCCGGACTTCTGTGTTAGGCCATGTCCAACATTCTCCACTATCATTTTGAAAACAAACCCACAAAAGATGATGCTCTGGTCCATAATCTATAAGAAAATGGGCCAGGGCTTTTCCTTTTGGTGTTTTGATAGGAATAGGTGGATTTAACTGTAGAATCATAAATTCAATCCGTTACCATTGATTTTTTTGCGTCTTCTAAAAATGTTCTGATAGCGTCAAGACTATTTTTACATTGTTGGTTTTGCTGATATAGATTTGCAATAAATCTGGCTACTTGTATATCAGTCAAGTTATTGCTTGGTGGAATCTCCACACGATTACAAACAAACATACTGTCTGCTGGCATCACAACGAACGTGTGCTGGGTTCTAATCATAACAGGGTCTGATGTACACCCTGTCAATAGCAGCATACCTATAAAGGTTGATAATCTGCTCATTGCGTCTCTCCATTTCTTAGCTGGTCTAGGGTGCGTCTCAGAACGTCAGAGGCTGGTCTATCGGCTGCCTGGGCTACTGGTGATGCCAGAAACTGGTTCAGGCTTTCTATGCGTCTAGAAAGGGCTTGATTCTGTGCAGCTAGCTGTTCTGTTATAACCGCCTGCTGTGTAGCTATAGCCTCCTGTCGCTGTTCAAAATCTCTACGATCTTTCTCTGCCTGTTCCATCTGTCTTTGATTAAATTCCACCAAGGCTTGGTGTTCTATATTACGTTTCCAAATAACATACGTAGTTCTAACGGCACCGCCCAGCGCGATGCCAATAAATATGTACATAGCAAGTTTGTCTAAACCAAAAAATGAAAACATATTTAAAACTCCAATGGATGGATGAAATAATGTACATTGTTCCAAAAAAATATATATTAGATGCTTCTAAAGACCCAGAAATAGATCAAAAAAACAACACGTTTATTTATGCCTTACAGATAGCAAAAATTTATAAAAATGAAAATCTTACTCCGGTATTCATTTATAATCCATCAGAGAACCAATTAATCGTGACCACCAAACAAAAAATAAACAATGAATTTCATTAAAATATTTTAATTTTGCTTGACAATCGATCCCGAAAGACATATATAGAATTGTGCGGTGCAACATTTGGCCGCACAATAAAATCTTGCTTTAAGGAGAAAAATATGTCATTTTGGAAAACTTATAATATCGATACTACAAATTTTGATCGTTTTTTTGTCGGTGCAGATACACTGGCAAAACGCCTATCAGAATCTACAGCATTCTATGCAAATAATGTAGCAAATTATCCACCATATAATATCAGAAAAGTCGAAGATAACAAGTATGTTATCGAAATGGCCGTCGCTGGTTTTACTAAGCAGGACATTGAATTGACTCTTGAAGATAATAAACTTCTCATTAAGGGAAGCACGAAACTGGAAAGCAATCCTAAAGATGGTGACGGTGCATCATATCTCTATAAAGGAATTGCCGACAGAAGTTTCAGTAGAGCATTTACACTGGCGGATAACGTAGAAATTCACAATGCAGAATTGATGAATGGTATGCTCAAGGTTTGGTTGGAACATTTAATTCCGGAGTCCAAGAAACCACGTAAAATTGAAATCGAAACAAAGGAATAAAACAATGATATTTTCTCTGGCCACTCATATTATTGAGTGGGTGCGTGCAACATATGCGTTGCGAAAACAATCAAGAGAATTGAATATGTTAAGCGATAATGATCTTAAAGATATCGGTCTTACTCGTGGTGATGCTGTTGCCCTTGCGCTAAGGCTAAGGGAAGTTCATCAGGGATCATAAATAAGGGGAGCTTAACGGCTCCCTTTTTTTGTTATAGGAGAACTTAAATCATGGCAATCACTAGAGAACAGCTTCATTTATTTTTCGAGACTACTCACCCCGAAATTATCAATCAATACATCGATCCACTGAATAAAGCAATGAATCAATTTTTTATCAATAACACGTATCGTATCGCGATGTTTCTTGCCCAGATAGGTCATGAGTCTGGGGGGTTCATGCATGTAGAAGAAAATCTAAATTATAGAGCAGAAAGATTAGTTATTGTTTTTCCTAAATATTTTCGTAATGTTGACCCAAACAAATATGCCCATAATCCTGAAAAACTTGCTAATCGAGTTTATGCAAACAGAATGGGTAATGGTCCCGAATCATCAGGTGACGGGTATCGTTTTCGTGGAAGAGGATTTATACAATTAACTGGGCATGATAATTATGTTAATTTTGCCAAGGACATGGGCATTTCATTAGATGATGCGGTTATATATCTCTCTACGCCAGAAGGCGCATGTATGTCTGCTGCATGGTTCTGGCATAAACACAACCTCAATTTTTATGCTGATGCTAGCGATGTGGTAGAAGTCACTCGTCGTATTAATGGCGGTGAAATTGGTCTAACTGAACGTACTGCCGCATTCAAGGAAGCCCTACAAATATTTACTTGACTTCCTCTTTCTGACATGCTATATTGATGGGTCTAAGAAAGTGATGTGAGGTTAAAGTATGTCAGAATTTTATACAAATGTATTTCAGCGCGGTAATAAAATTTATCTACGTGGGTACAAAGATGGCGTGGTAGTGCGCGAGAAGATTGATTACAAGCCATATCTTTTTGCGCCTGCTGGTACAGAATCGATGACACCATATCGCACTCTGTATGGTGTCCCTATGGTCAAGAGAAATTTTGACACAATTCAGGAAGCCAATAAATTTCTTGAGACGCACAGCGATATTTCAAATTTTCATGTTCATGGTCTAACGGACTATAAATATCTATTCATTTATGATCGTTTTCATGGTGAAATTGAATACGATCCTTCCCTAATCAACGTGATCAGTCTTGATATCGAAACCGATTCATCGGATGGGTGGCCGGATATTGATTCGGCTGATAAAGCTATCACAGCTATCACACTGAGCCGGCGTGGGGTTAAGAAGGTATTTGGGGTATTCCCATACAAGACGACAGATGATAATGTAGAGTACATTCATTGTATTGACGAGCACACTCTTCTTACCAATTTTTTGCAGGTATGGAGAACTGGGCATTTTATGCCTGATATCGTTACTGGGTGGAACATTGAATTTTTTGATATTCCGTATCTGGTAAATCGTATCAATCGAATTCTTGGCACAAATGATTGTGAAAACCCAGCAAAATATCTTTCCCCATGGAATCTTCTTACTGAGAAGCAAATCGAGATTCGCGGAAAGACCCATACGGTATTCAATCCTCTTGGCATTTCTGTGCTTGATTATTATCCACTTTACAAGAAATTTAAATTTGAAACGCAAGAAAGTTATCGTCTGGAAAACATTGCCCAGGTAGAAAATTTGCCTATCAAAAAGCTGGATTATAAGGCACAGGGGTATACCTCTCTTGATGACATGTATAAGAGGAATTTTCAGCTTTTTATCGACTACAACATTCAAGATACTACCGTAATTGATTTGCTTGAAGAAAAATTAAAGTTTATTGAGCAGGTAATGGCCCTTGCATATGATGCGAAAGTAAACTATAATGATACCTTGGCGACAGTGAAGCCATGGGATATTATTATTCACAATTATCTACTTGATCGTGCTATTGTCATTCCTCAATTCAAGCGTGGTAATTTCAGTCAAAATCTAGCCGGTGGATATGTCAAAGAACCAAAAATTGGTATGTCGAAGTGGGTAGTCTCATTCGATTTAACTTCATCATATCCCAATCAGATTATTCAATATAATATTTCCCCCGAGACATTCCGAGGAAGAGAACAAAAATTTAAAAATATTGATGATTTGATTATTGCCATGAGAGAAAATAATTTATCGATTGATGGAAAGTATGCATTTGCGGCAAATGGAACAAAATATGATAAAGATAGACAAGGATTCTTACCATCCATCATGAAAAAGATGTTAGATGATAGAGCGAAGTATAAAACCCTAATGCTCGAATCAAAGAAACATCTGGAAAAATTGGAAGATGAAATCAAACGTCGTGGTTTGATCTGAGCAAAAACCAACTCGGAAGGACGGCAGAAAAAACCCGAATATTACCAGAGCAATAGAATGGAGAAAGAATAGCAACGATGGATTTACATGATTTAACCGACGATGAATTGATTGAAATGAAAAAAAAGGCAGAAAGGGATGTTGCACGTTATCATAATATGCAATTGGCCAAAAAGGTGCAACTTCAACTCAGCATATGGCGCGATTGCAAACGAATGGTTTCGGTGGTTTGACTTTAATCTGGCAGAGGCTATTACTCTATCTGGTCAGCTTTCCATTCGCTGGATTGAGAAGGAAGTTAATGCATATCTCAACAAAATTCTAAAGACTAAAAATGTTGATTATGTGATCGCATCAGATACAGATTCGATCTATGTCAATATGGAACCTATTGTAAAGTCAATGGGAATTGTTGATGATCCGCTGGCTGCAACTTTTGCGCTTGATGAATTCTGTAAGACTCATATTCAATCCGTAATCAATAAGTCTTACAAGAAGCTTTCTGATTATATGAATGCTTATGAGCAGAAGATGTTCATGAAGCGAGAAACCATTGCGGAGAAGGGAATTTGGCGCGGCAAGAAGATGTACATTCTAAATGCCTGGAACATTGAAGGCGTGCAGTTTTCTGAGCCAAAGCTGAAGATCATGGGCATTGAGGCTGTACGGTCTTCGACGCCAAAAGTATGCCGCAATAGCATCAAAAAGGCTCTTGAAATTATCATGAACAAGGATGAGGAAAGCATCCAGAATTTTATCCAAAATTTCAAGGAAACCTTTGAGAAACTTCCTTTTGAAGATATTGCATCACCAAGAGGAATGAACGGTATTGAAAAATATTTCACTAATGGAATAACTGCCATGCAAGAGCAAATTGAATTGTATGGCGCACAATACATTTCTAGAACTCCAATCCATGTCAAGGGGGCGATCATTTATAACAGTCTTCTGGTCGCTAATGGTCTAGATAAGAAATATCAAAAGATTGGCAACGGAGACAAGATCAAGTTTGCATATCTAAAACAACCAAATCCAATTCAAGCTTCAGTAATTTCTATTCCAGAAGAATTGCCACCAGAACTAAAGCTTGAGAAATATATCGACAAAGAAATGCAATTTGAGAAGACATTTCTTCTGCCTATCAAATCAATTCTTGATGTAATCGGGTGGAAGTCTGATAAGTCTCAGCATTATGCATCTCTTGAGAGATTCTATGAATAACAAATTTGAAAGGATAATATATGTCACTACGTGATAGAATTCTACAAAACTCAACAATTAAAGAGACTGCCATTCTGTCGGAAAGTTTTTTGTTTAAAACCAAAGATGTAGTACCAACCCGAGTACCAATGATAAATGTTGCGCTATCAGGTAAAGTCGATGGTGGTATCATACCGGGACTTACAATGATTTCCGGACAATCAAAACACTTCAAATCTGGATTTACTCTACTTTTAGCTTCAGCTTTTCTGAAAAAATACAAAGACGGTATCATTCTATTTTATGATTCTGAATTTGGTTCACCAGAAAGTTATTTCGCTTCTTTTGATATTCCTGCTGAAAATGTCGTTCATACTCCGGTAACAGATATCGAAGAATTGAAGCACGACATTTCTGTTCAATTAAAAGATTTTACACGAAAAGACAGGGTAATGATACTTGTTGATTCTATTGGTAATTTGGCTTCAAAAAAAGAAACAGAGGATGCAATCGAGGGCAAAACTGTTGCTGATATGTCAAGAGCAAAAGCATTGAAATCTCTTTTTCGTATTGTCACTCCAAAGCTAACATTAAAAAATATTCCTATGGTCGTCATCAATCATACGTACAAAGAGATTGGTCTATATCCCAAGGATATCGTCTCAGGTGGGTGCGTCGATGGGGAGACTATGATTCGGATGGCTGATAATAGTTTATCTAAAATGGCTGATTTGACTGTCGGTGATTTTGTTTTAACTATAGATGGACCAAGGAAGGTGATTGCTACATGGAATCCCGAAACATTATATGAGGGTACACCAGATCGTTTTGAAGTTGAATTTGAAGATGGATATAAAGTTATCGTATCCGAAAATCATAAATTCTTAACAATCAATCGTGGATGGGTTCAAGTCACAGATTTAAATAATTATGATGATTTGGTATCAGTGTAAGAAACAAAGGAGTATTTTACTCGCCATAAATTCAACTGGCGCCAACAACAATTTTTATGGTAAAACACACAGCCTAGAAACAAAGATGTTAATTTCACAAAAATTGACAGGCAATAATTATAGAACAGAAGAAACTATAAAAAAATGGATTGATGAAGTTGCAAAAAAACCAAAAACTTCAGAACATAGATTAAAAATAGCCGCTGGTTCAAGAGGATTTCTTGTATTTCAAAATACACAAACTATGGAGATAATCCGAATTGATCGCGAAAGTTCTGAAAATTTGAACAAAAATCTATGGGTACATCCAAGAAAACTAAAACCGGAAACAAAATTTAAATGCGATCATTGTGAAATTATCACAACCAAAGCGTGTTTAAAACGATGGCACAATCAAAATTGTAAAAAAAAGGATTTGTTTATGAAAATTACAAATATTAAATCAATCGGTCCCGGTCCCGTTTATGACATTTCTGTTGATGGGAATGAGCAATATGTTCTTGAAAATGGTATTGTTTCCCACAATACGGGCGCATATTATGGGGCAAATGATATCTGGATTATTGGGCGTCAACAAGACAAAGACAAAACCGAAATTTCTGGATATCATTTTATTATCAATATTGAAAAGTCTCGTTTTGTTCGCGAAAAATCAAAAATTCCTATCACGGTTTCTTTTGCCGGTGGCATCGATAAATGGTCTGGGCTACTTGACTTGGCAATGGAAGCAGGTTATATTGTCAAGCCGAAGAATGGATGGTATGCTCGCACAAATAAAGAAACTGGTGAAATGGGTAAAAATATGCGAGAGGATGATTTTATTAATAATAATGAATTCTGGACTTCTCTCTTTGAAGAAACTGATTTTTCTAGTTGGATTCAGGAAAAATACACTCTTGTTCAGGGCAGCATTATGCCAGAAGACGATGATGAAACTATCAAGGAATAATTATGAAAATTGAAAGAGTAATATTTGGTAATTTATTAAATCGTGAAGAGTATGGTAGAAAGGCCATACCCTTCATCAAGGCAGAATATTTTCACGACAAGAATGATAGAATCATATTTGAATTGATTGATGATTATGTTCAGAAATATAACAGGTTTCCTACCAAAGAATCCCTACAAATTGATCTAGAGAACAAGCAGGGTGTTAACGACACCATGTTTAAGGAAATCGCAGAAGAGATTGCAACGATTGAGACGGATTCTGCCACAGAACTGGAATGGATTCTAGAAAAGACAGAGAAGTTTTGTCAAGAGAAAGCAGTCTATAATGCAATCATGCAATCAATTCAAATTCTTGATAAAAAGGACACAAAGTATGATAAGGGGGCAATTCCTCAAATTCTCAGCGATGCTCTTGGTGTTTCTTTCGATACTCACATTGGACATAATTGGATGGATGATAGCGATAGTCGTTTTGAGTCTTATCATCTTAAAGAAAATAAAATTCCGTTCAGATTAGAATATTTTAATCTTATAACAAAGGGAGGATTGCCTAACAAAACACTTACGACCATTTTAGCTGGAACAGGCATTGGAAAAAGTCTTGCCATGTGTGATTTTGCAGCAGGCAATTTACTTGACAGTAAAAACGTTTTATATATCACAATGGAAATGGCCGAAGAAAAGATTGCGGAGAGAATTGATGCTAATCTTCTAGATATCCCATTGGATCAGATGGAAGATATTTCAAAAGAAGTATATGATAAGAAACTAGCCAGAGTCAAGACAAAGACTAAAGGTCGGCTGATCATCAAGGAATATCCAACATCATCAGCTAGCTCTGCAAATTTTAGACACCTACTAAACGAATTGAAGCTTAAGAAAAGTTTTGTTCCAGAAATTATTTACATCGACTACCTAAATATCTGTGCGTCTTCGCGTATCAAATTAAGTGGTAATGTTAACAGCTACACCTACATCAAGTCTATTGCAGAGGAAATTAGAGGGCTAGCCGTCGAGTTCAACGTACCTATTGTGACTGCTACCCAAGTGAATAGAGCCGGGTACTCTAGCTCTGATGTGGGCCTAGAGAACACTTCTGAGTCGTTTGGTCTGCCTGCTACCGTCGATCTAATGTTTGCTCTAATCTCTTCAGAGGAACTAGAAGCCCTAAATCAGATCATGGTCAAGCAGCTAAAAAATCGTTTCAATGATCTAAATTTTCACCGAAAGTTTGTAGTTGGTATTGATAGGTCGAGAATGAAATTGTATGATGTAGAAGAATCTGCACAGCACGATTTAGTTGACGATACTCCTGTGATGAACCAGACAAAATTTGGCTCCGAGGATGATAACCGTTCAAAAGATAATAAGGGGTTTAAAAACAAATTTAAAGGATTTGCATGACAAACTACAAAGTAAAATACATGGCCGGCAACACTCTCCCTTGGGGAGTTGTCGAGGTACCGACTGAAAATATTATGAAGACTTACATTTCTTACAAAGATGCAAAATCATTTACACAAAACATGAATAAGAATTTATTGGGATTTCAAGGCTGGACACCAAATTTCTTCTTTGCAGAATGTAGTATAGAAAATAACTGAAAAAAGAGTAGGTCAGAAACGGCCTACCCTTTTTTTATAAATATTCCTGATATACGGAGTGTTTTTAATGGTTGATTTACTTTATCAAATATCCAAAACAGGTATTGGCTTTGGTACAAAAAAATATTTAAAAAAAACTATATCAAATATGATAAACAAAACCAATAAATTATATAATAAACCAATAGAATATCATTCTAAAATGTCGGATGGTAGAAAAGTATATTATGGCATTGACGATTTTGATTATGAAATGCACATAATAGTAAATCAAAATGATGCCGTCGAAGCAATATTAGCTACTGAGAAAAAATGGAAAAGCCAGAGAGTTGAGAGCGTTATTTCCATTCACCGAGCAAAAATTCACAAACTTTATTACCATCTTATTATGAAATTTGATTACATCATAATAACTGACAGGCAATCAATTGGTGGAGTTCGTGTATGGCAAAAACTTTCAAAAATGAAAAATATAAACATATATGGCATAAATCCACAAACAGATCAATCATATAATATTGATTTGCGAGAAATTCATGACACGCATGTTTCCGATATTGACTTATTAAAAATTAAATCAGCATCGACTGGCGTGTGTAAAAAAATTGTCAAGAATGAAATTGGCTCCATGAAAGAGACAAGGATGATGAATCTTGTCGCTCATAGTAAAACTTCTACAATATAAATATCAAAAATTGGAGATTTATATGAAAAACGATCCCTGCTGGAATGGCTATAAAATGGTCGGAACAAAGAAAAAAGGCGGTAAGACTGTCCCCAATTGTGTTCCGGTACAGAAAGAATCTACAGAATTGCTGGATGAGGCAAATACTGCCATTAAAGCAATCGGCGGAACAGAATCTAGACATGTGAGAACATATCTAAAAAATAATGGGTTTTCTATGCGTGAAAATCAAAATAATGGTGGACATGAAATGTGGGTTCATCCTGATGGCAGAAGTTTTGCTATTCCGAGACATAAAGGTGATTTGTCGCCGGGCATTTTAAACAGCGCATATAAAGTTGCTAAGGGCACAAAAATGAATGAAGAAAAATTATCTGTGCAAGCAGCAAATGTAAAAAAATATGGAAGTTCTGAAAAACGTTCTAAAGTTAAAGCAAATCCGTTGTCTAGATTGGATGGTGATCCAACAGATTATATCAAAGATACCCCAGGACAAAGTAAATTGGCAACTGTCAAGAAAATTGTCAAAGAAGCTTTAAATAAATTAGAAGAAGATGCTAAAGGCTATAAAAATCCTACTGGCGGTTTGACCCAAGCTGGCCGCGATCATTATAACAGAGAAACTGGTGGAAATCTACAGGCCCCAGTAACAACACCTCCTCAAAAATTAAAGCCAGACAGCAGAGCCGCCAATCGCAGAAAGTCTTTTTGTGCTAGAATGTCCGGAGTAGAAGGACCAATGAAAAAACCAAATGGTAAACCAACCCGCAAAGCACTAGCTTTAAGAAAATGGAATTGTGAATAATGGAAGAGCTTGTACAGCAGATGAAGGTATGCCTAGCCAGCACTTTCGCATTTTATCTGAAGGCTCATAATTTTCATTGGAACGTAGAAGGTCCATTATTCCCTCAGTATCATTCTCTATTTGAAAGCGTGTACACTGATGCATGGGGCGCTATTGATTCAATCGCAGAGCATATCCGTGCTCTTGATTCCTACGCCCCTGGAAGCATGTCAAGATATTCATCACTTTCAATTGTCGATGAACAGCTAAATGTTCCAAACGCACACAAGATGATTATAGAAATTCTTTCAGATAATAACTCAGTGAAAACCCTTCTAGAAAAAACTTGTAATTTGGCTGAAAAAAATAATCAAGTCGGCCTAGCAAATTTTCTTCAGGATCGTATTGATATTCATTCTAAGCAGGGCTGGATGCTAAAAGCTACATCAAAGGTCCAATAATATGACAAACAAATACAGAAGCATAGAATCGTTGATTCGTCAGGTTGTTGGTGAGAGTTATAGCAGTTATAGTAGGCAGATTCGTAATAGATCGACAAAATCGCCCGATAAAATGGAGGATGGTATTGAAGATGGTGCCAAAAGAAATGCCAGCGCAGCGGCTGCTGCCGAAGAGAAAAAAGAAGATAAAAAGGAAACTCGTGAAATTGAAATTGAGAAACGCGAACTTGCTGCACGCAGACGCAGCAGAGAACACAGCGTTCGCGAAGAAATTTCAGTGGGGACAAAAAAACGTATTGAAATTAAAACTGTTAGTAGATTGGTTGATCCAGCACCTACCTCAGAAAAATCTAAATTGTCAAGAACAGCAGAAATTACATCAAAAATAATAGAAGGAAATTCATTAATGTATAGCGATAACAAATTCGGACTAACAGCCAGCCTTATCAATGCGACCAAATCTATTCTTGAAAGAGCCGAAGACAAAGAAAAGAAAGCTGTTGAAAGAGACGACGAGGAAGAAGTCAACCTTTTTAAAAAAGACCCTAAAAAAGATGGTAAGTTTGGTGAAGTTGCGGGCGGTAAAACTTATATTGAGTTAGAGCCAGAAACAGACGAAGACAATCATGATGGTGATGATGATAAAATCACAAAAAAATCTGGCAAAAACGAAAAGGATGAATTCAAGCGTCGTGGAATGAAAGAAGAAGTTGAACTTCACGAAGCTCTTCTTCCTATTCATACAATTGAAAGCCCAAAGGGTGAACATTTTTCAAAGATTTTCCGTAATACCACTACTGGAACTTATGAAATTCACCATTATGAAAACAACCAGAAGGTTGGTTCTTCCGTGACCAATAATATTGATAATGCACATAAGATTGCAAAAGATTCTGTGACAAGAGCACAAAATTCAAAAACCATAAAGAAAATTAGAGAATCAGTAGAGAATGTGGATGAGGGGTTTGTAAGACCATATGAACATTATGGGACGCATACAGGCACTCATTCAGGGGCAATAGAGCACGTTATTAATCATATGAAAAACCTTGGTTGGAAGCACTCAGGAACCACTAACCATAGTGATAAGATGAGCACGGCATATTTTGGGCATAAAAGTGGCGCAAAAGCATTTGCTACAATTAGCAATGTTGGTAGAGAACCACATGAGCATGGTTATGATATCCATTCAAGTGCATATGGTCCAAAGAAAGCGGTACGCGAAGAAGTGCATATTTCTGATGAAGAGCTTAATCATATCAACGCAATTGCTAACACTTTGGACAAAGCAAAAAATAAAAAACTAGACGAAGAAAAAATTGAGCACTTCCGCAATGGTTCAAGGCATGTTATTGCTGAACCTAGCCCAGCAGACCCTGATCACATGTTATTAACTTACCGAGAGAAAAACCAAGATATTGCATATGGAAAAGCCCATCGCAGTCACTATAAAAAAATAGCCAATGAATTTATCAAAACGGGTGAATTGAGAGGCTGAAGTGATTTCTTTCAAGAAATGGCTGATTGAAAAAGTAAAGAAAAGGGGCGAGAAGGATAAAGTTCCTTCCGCTCCTACAATCGGTTCTGCCCAAGGAGCAAATGGCGACCAAAGCGGTGTTAGACCAACTGGCGATGATACACCTGCTGGCGGTGGCAACGACTAATAACACATAAATAAAAGCAAAACATTTTTAGGAGTCAAGAAAATGGCATTATGGGGAAAAAATGATCAGGCTGTTACTGCAAACAGCACAACAACAAGAGAATCGTCAAACGGTGCTCCAATCAGGCGACCAAAGCGGATTTAATGTTGCGACTGATGTTACTAGAGCCGGTGGTGGCAACGACTAATAACACATAAATAAAAGCAAAACATTTTTAGGAGTCAAGAAAATGCCATTATGGGGAAAAAATGATCAGGCTGTTACTGCAAACAGCACAACAACAAGAGAATCGTCAAACGGTGCTCCAATCAACACCTACGCATTAGTGCGTCAGGGCGGTGGCGCAAACGCAGCATACGGCAATACAAACAACGGACTAAGCCACGCTAACGTAGATGTTGCTATGTTTGGTAATACAACAATAGGAGCTTTTGTTCCCGGTCAGGCTGTTGGCGTATTCGGCGTTGATACAACAGAAATGGCCGTAGGTTCTAGCGGTCTTGCCGTAGGAAGAGTGACGTTTGGTGGTACAGGCTATAGCGCAAATGCTACCGTAACAATCACTGCAACAAATGGCGGAACTAGTGGTGTTGCCAATGCATTCGCAAATACCACTGCTGGTGTTGGTGGAAAAATTACAGACATTAATATATCAACAGCAGGTTCTGGGTATATAACAAATCCATCAATCGTAATTTCAGCACCAACAGGATTGAGCATTACAGCAAATACCGCTGGCGTAAGCAATACTGCTGACGTTCTACTTCTTGCCACTGCAAA